GGCAACGAAGGACGAGCGCGGGCAGTATCGGCAGTGCAAAGAGCTGGCGTGGAACTACGCCGGCCTGATCCTCGCCAAGGTGAAGCCATGACCGCGCTCTATGTGATTCACGCGGGCCGGCGCTACGAGGTGCTCGGCGAGACGACGATCGACGGCGAGGCCGCGTTCAACCTCGCGCCGACGACGAAGCACGGCGCGCGCATCGTGGCGCGCATGTGCGAGTGCCGCGAGGAGCGGCGCCGCGTGCGCATCAAGGGCTACAAAACGCATCGGCTGAGCCGGCCGGTCGTCCTGGACCTGCGCATGGAGAAGGGCGAGATTCACGTGGAACTTCGCCTGCTCGGTATGCGCAAGGGTTTCAGCACGACGCTCGAAGGCATGTACGACATGGCGGCGCGCCAGGCCGCGACGAACGAGGCGCGCGACCGCGCGTGGCAGCGCGAGCAGCGGCGATTCGGGAGAGCGGCATGACGAACGCCGACGCCCTGCGCAAGCTGATCCGCGAGCGCAAGCTCAAGCGCGCGCGCGTCGCCGAGCTGTGCGACGTCTCGATCCACACCGTGAACGCCTGGCTGATGCCGCGGCACGCTCACGCGTGGCGCAACATGCCCGACAGCAAGCTGCGCCTGCTGCGGCTTGAGCTGCTCTCGCCCTCCATCTAGTTAGTCCCGCTTCGAGGTTCCGGCCCGCGCTCCGCGCGCGGCGCCGGGATACCTCGATCTAAAACCCGCGTTGTAAGACATGAGGCGTGCGCTCGCCCACGATCGCGCCTGCTCTGATGCGAACCACACGAGACCGATCGATGTCGAGCCGGGCGATGGCGACGAAGTGAAGGGCCTGCAGATTTTCCGCGCGGGACGGCACACGGCCAGCGATGGCCGCGTGCTCGACTTCACCGACGCGCAGCTCAAGGATTGCGCCGCGGCTTACGATCCGGCGCTGCACGAGGCGCCGCTCGTCATCGGTCACCCGAAGGGTGACGCGCCCGCCTACGGCTGGGTCAAGCAGCTCGCGTTCGGCGAGACGCTCGACGCCGTGCCGCACCAGGTCGACGCGCAGTTCGCCGAGCTGGTGAACGAAGGGAAGTTCAAGAAGGTCAGCGCGAGCTTCTATCTGCCAGACGCGCCCGGCAATCCGAAGCCCGGCAAGCTCTACCTGCATCACGTCGCGTTCCTCGGCGCGCAAGCGCCCGCGGTGCGCGGCCTGAAGTCGGCGTCGTTCGCCGAAGGCGAGCAGGGCATCGTGCAGTTCACCGACTGGACGCAGCGCGATATCGCGAGCCTGTTCCGCGGCATCCGTGACTGGATCATCGGCAAGTACGGCAAAGACGAAGCCGACAAGGTGATCCCCAGCTACATGGTCGACAGCATCCAGGACGACGCCGTGAAGGCGGCGCCCTCCGTCAGCTACTCAGAGGAGACGCACTTGGACCCGAAGCAAAAGGAAGAGCTGGAGCGCCGCGAGCGCGAGCTGCAGGCCGAGAAGGACAAGCTGGCGCGCGAGCGCGCCGAGTTCGCCGAGCGCGAGACGAAGTTCAACGCCACGCAGACCGCGGCGGTGCGCGCGGCGACGCAGCGCGCGTGCGCCGAGTTCGTCGACGCCCAGGTGAAGGAAGGCCGCGTGCTGCCGGCGCAGCGCGACGGCCTGGTCGCGTTCATGGCGTCGCTGCCCGAGGCCGGCATCGTCGAGTTCGGCGAAGGCGACAAGGCGGTGAAGAAGCCGAGCGCCGAGTGGCTGCGCGATTACCTGAAAGCGCAGCCGAAGGTCGTCGACTTCGAGGAGCGCGGTCATCGCGGCGCCACGGCGACCGAGATGGACGCCGCGGAGATCTCCAAGCGCGCGGTCGAGTTCCAGGAGACCGAAGCCAAGGCCGGCCGCACGGTCTCGGTGACCGCCGCGGTCGAGCACGTCATGAAGTCGGCGCGGACGTAAACGCGCCGCCGATCGAACACTAGAGAAGGAGCCCATCGCAGTGAACCCGCTACTCACCAAGAGCTACAAGTCAGGCGCCGCCATCAATCCCTGCCGTTTCGTCAAGGTCGGCGGGGCCGACTACGAGGCGATCCAGGCGACCGATGCCGCGGCGCCGATCCTCGGCGTCAGCGCGCAGAACATCACCACGGCGCTCGGCCAGTCCGTCGACGTGATCAAGCAGGGCATCGCCTACGTCGAAGCGGGCGGCGTGATCGCGCGCGGCGCGTACGTCGAGCCCGACGCGAACGGCAAGGCGGTCGCGGCCAACCTCGTCGCGGGCGCGCTCAAGTACGTCGGCGGCTATGCCGAGATCGCCGCCGCCGCGGGCGACCTGGTGCCGATCAACGTGCAGCCGACCGTGATCGGCGCCGACGGCGTTTCCGAGGCGACCATTACCGTGCTCACCGCCGAGGTGCTCGCGCTCAACGCCGCGCCCAAGACGCTCGTCGCCGCCCCCGGCGCCGGCAAGCTCCTGGTGCTGGAAGGGCCGCAGCGCTTCTGGCTCGACTTCAACTCGGTCGCCTACGCCGGCATCGCCGCGGGCGAAGATCTCGCGATCAAGTACACCGATGGCGCTGGCGTGATCCTCGCCCAGGTGGAAACGACCGGCTTCCTCGACGCGGGCGCCGACGAGCACCGCATCGTGTATCCGCTCGCCGACGCCGCCAAGGAACAGGTCGGCAACGCGGCGCTCGTCTTGCACATGCTGGTGGGCGAGATCATCACCGGCAACTCGCCGCTCAAGGTGCGCGTGCGCTACCGCAGCGTCGATCTCGAGTTCGCGTAAGCCGCGTGACCAGACACCTCAAAGGAGAAACGAGCACCATGAAATCCCTGTTCAACAGCCTCTCGCTGCCGGCGAGGATCATGCTGATCTTCACGCTGGTAGTCATCGCCGCGCTGCTGCAGCTCGGCTTCCTCTCGCCCGCGGACGCGCTGCTCATCGCGCCGGCCGTGGTCGCGCCGTTCCCGGTCACGCCCGAGTTGCAGGCGGTCGCGCTCGCGTACCGCAACGACAAGATGATCGGCGACGGCGTGCTGCCGCGCATCCCGGTCGGCCTGCAGAACTTCAAGTACCTCTCGTACCCGAAGGGCACGTTCTTCACCGTGCCCGAGACCAAGGTCGGCCGCAAGGGACAGCCCAACACGGTGGAGTTCGACGCGACCGAGGTGGACAGCTCGACGCAGGACCACGGCCTGGACGACGAGGTGCCGATCGCCGACATCGACAACGCTCGCGCGCAACCCGGCATGCCCGACCCGCTGAAGCGCGCGACCGAGGGCCTCACCGAGCTGATCGTGCTGGCGCGCGAGAAACGCGTCGCCGACCTGGTGTTCGATGCCGCGCAGTACGCCGGCGCCAACAAGGTGCAGCTCGCCGGCAACGATCAGTGGAACGTCGACCACGCCGACAGCGACCCGATCGCGGACATCATGACGGCCCTCGACGCCGTGCTGATGCGGCCCAACGTGATGGTGATCGGCCGCGCTGCGTTCACCAAGCTCGCCATGCACAAGAAGATCGTGAAGGCGACCTACGGCGACAACACCGACGCCGGCATTGCGCGGCGCCAGGACATCGCCGCCCTCTTCGAGCTGGAGGAGATCCTGGTCGGCGAAGGCTGGATCAACACCGCGAAGAAGGGCCAGGCGGCAAACCTGGTGCGCGTGTGGGGCAAGCACGCGGCGCTGATTCACCGCAACAAGAGCGCCGATACCCAGCGCGGCACCACGTTCGGCTTCACCGCGCAGTGGGGCAGCCGCATCGCCGGCAGCGAGTACGACGGCAAGATCGGCCTGCGCGGCGGCCAGCGCGTGCGCGCGGGCGAGTCGGTGAAAGAGTTGCTGATGGCGAACGACCTGGGGTACTTCATCCAGGACGCGGTCGCCTAACCGGCGCCGGCCCCGAGCTAGAGATCGAGCAAGGGGCGCCCGCGTGGCGCCCCTTTTATTGAGGAGGGCAACGTGCCCAGGTACATCGTGAAGTCGCCGATCAAGTCTGGCGGGACGATCCGCCCGATCGGCGACGTGGTCGAGCTGGAAGAGAAGGTCGCGGCACCGCTGCTCGCTGCGAAGAACGTGGAGCTGCACGATCCAAAGGCTGCGTTCCAGGCGGCCATGTCGGAAGCCGAGAGCGCCGCGCAGGCGCTCGAAGCGGCCGGCGGCGATCCCGGCGAGGTCGCCTCCGAGCTGCGCAGGCGCCAGGCCGCAGAGCAGCGCGCCGTGGACGAGGCGATCGACGTGAGCGCGGTGCTCGTGGCGAGCGGCGCGATGAGCGCCGACGATGCCGCGACGCAGATCTGCGCCCAGGTGCCGAGCGCCAAGCCGGCCGAGGTGCTGATCGTGCTGCAGCAGAAGGCGGCGCAGCTCAAGGAACAAGAAGAGGCCGCCGCGCGCGACCGGAGCACGGCGTCGCGCGTGGCGTCCGACAAGGCTCCAGAGGCGAAGCCCGAGAAGAAAAAGAAGTGAACGGATTACACCAAGCCCGCGAGGCGATGACCGGCGTCGACAGACCCGCGCTCCGTGACGCCGAGAGCCACCTGAACGGGGATGCCGGGCGCAGGCCGGCCCCCACACCGCGCGCGGCTGCACCGCGACGCTGCGGCAAGTGCGGTCGCGGCAATCCGCGCGCGTGCTGGTATGTCGACTGCCCGAGGCACGAGAGCTGAATGGGCTACGCCGTCAAACAGGACATGATCGATCGCTTCGGCGACGTCGAGCTCAAGCAGCTCACCGACCGCACCGGCGCGGTCGACGCGATCGACGACACCGTGCTCGGCAAGGCGCTCGCCGACGCCGACGCGGAGATCAACGGCTACCTCGCCGGTCGCTACACGCTGCCGCTCGCGAGCACGCCGATGATCCTGGTCGGCCTGGCGTGCGACATCGCGCGCTTCCGGCTCTACGAGGACCGCGCGACCGAACAGGTGCGCCAGCGCTACGAGGACGCGATCAAGTACCTCACCAAGGTTGCCGAGGGAAAGATCAGCCTCGGCCTCGACGCCGGCAACCAGGCGCAGACCGAGGCCGGCGGCGCGAAGGCCGAAGGCGACGAGCGCGTGTTCTCGCGCGAGACGCTGAACGACTACCTGTGACATGGGCATCAAAAATGTCGAGGACAAGATCATCGAGCAGCTCACGGCCGCGCTCACCGTCGGCGGCCAGCTCAAGGTGCGCCAGGTCGACTCGCTGCCGGGCGATTGGGATGCCGACATGCTGAGGCGGCTGCTGCGCATGGCGCCCGCCGCGTTCGTAGCGTTCATGGGCGGGCCGGTGACCGCCGCCCACAGCGCTCGGCTCGACGCGCAGTGGGCGGTGATCGTGGTCACCGGGCACGCGAGCGGCGAGGCCGCGCGCCGCCGCGGCGACAGCCAGGAGATCGGCGCCTACGAGATCCTGGAGCGCATCGTGCCGAAGCTGCACGGCTTCAAGATCGAGGACGAGGGTACGCTCAACATCTCCGAGATCTCGAACCTCTACAGCGGCACGCTCGACAAGCAGGGCGTGGCGGTCTACGCCGCGCGCTTCAGGCTGCTGATGGCGATGCCGGCGGATCTCGATCTCACCGCGATCGATGCGTTCGTGACGTTCGACGCGAAGTACGACCTGGCGCCCTTCGAGCGCTTCCTGCTGCTGCCGGCCGCCGTCAACGCCAACGCGAGCACGCCCGATGCACCGGCCAACCGCATCGTCGGGGACTTCGATGCGCGCGTTGTCGGGGCGATGGACGACTTCACACCGGCCGCTGAACAGGTGCTGATCTCCAAGTTCAGCGCGGGCGCGGGCATCACCGACGCCTACCGCCTGGCGCTGCTGCCGGCCGGCATCCTGCGCTTCAGCTACAGCACCGACGGCGCCAACGTGTTCCATCGCGATGCGACCGCCGCGGTGCCGTTCGCCAACTTCACGCGCCACGCCTGGCGCTGCACCGTCGACGTCGACAACGGCGCGGCCGGGCACGACGTGAAGTTCTACACCTCGGACGACTACGACCCGGAGACCGGCCTCGGCACCTGGACGCAGCTCGGAGCGACCGTGACCACGGCCGGCGTGATCGCCATCTTTGCCGGCAGCTCGCCCCTCGCGATCGGCGCCGAAGCGGACGGCACGCTGCCGGCCGGCGCGAAGCTCTACCGCGCGCAGCTCTTCGCCGGCATCAACGGCGCGCTCGCCGTGGACATGAAGCCCGACGACGCCGAGCCGGGCGACGCGAGCTTCACATCGAAAGCAACCAAAGAAGTGTGGACGATCAACGGCACCGCAAGCATCGACCACGTTGCCGAGGCGCGCGACACCGTGACGCTGCCGCAAAGCTAACCAGGAGCGATCGAATGAGCCCCGAGAAAATCTACGTCGTGCCCGCCCAGGGATTGACGGTGCGCGACCCGGTCACGCGAGCCGTGCTGCCCCCCGAAGGCGACTGGAAGCCGCGCGACACGTATTGGGAGCGCCGCCTGAACGACGGCGACGTCAAGGAAGGCAAACCGCCCGCCGCGGCGCAGCCCGCGAAGTCTCGCAAGGAGTGATGACGACGATGAAAGCCTACATCGAGAATAACTGGCTCCAGCTCGTGCTGGTGCTGATCCTCATCGCCGCGTGGTTCCTCGGCTTGATGCCAGAGGCCGCGATGGGAGCGTTGCCGCTCCTCGCCGGTCCGATCAGCTTCAACCAGATCCCGATCACGCTGCGCACGCCGGGGCAGTTCATCGAGTTCGACAACACGCGCGCGGTGCAGGGCCTGTCGGTGATCAACCACAAGATCCTGGTGATCGGCCAGCGCGTCGCCGCCGGCACGGTCGCGGCGGCGAAACCGACCCGCGTGCTCTCGGCCGCGCAAGCCGAGGAATTCTTCGGCCGCGGCTCGCTCCTGCACAACATGCTCGCCGCGCTCAAGGCGTCGAACCCCTACACGGAGTGCTGGGCCGTCGCGCTCGACGACAACGGCGCGGGCGTGCAGGCGACCGGCACGCTCACCATCACCGGCCCGGCGACCGAGAGCGGCACGCTCAATATCTGGATCGCCGGCCGGCGCGTCCAGGTCGCGGTAACGAACGGCGACAACGCCAACACGATCGCCGCCGCGATCAACACCGCGGTCAACGCCGTCACGGATCTGCCGGTGACTTCCGGCGTGGTCGCTGCCGTCGTGACGCTCACCGCTCGGCACAAGGGCGAGATCGGCAACTACATCGACGTGCGCCTGAACTACGTGTTCGGCGAGAAAACGCCCAAGGGCGTCGCGGTCGCCATCGTCGCGATGGCCGGCGGCACGACCAACCCGGACGTGCAGACGGCGATCACCGCGATCGGCGCCGAGCAGTACCACACGGTGATCTTCCCCTACACCGACGCGACCAACCTGGGCAAGATCGAGAACGAGCTGGCCACGCGCTTCGGCCCGCTGGTGCAGAAGGAAGGCCACGCCTTCTCCGCGGCGAGCGGCACGCACGCCGGCCTGATCACGCTCGGCAGCTCGCGCAACAGCCCGCACGTCACGATCATGGGCTCGGGCAAGTCGCCCACGCCGCCCTGGGAGTGGGCCGCCGTCGTTGGCGCGGTCGACGCCTTCGAGACCGACCCGGCGCGCCCGCGGCAGACGCTGTGGCTGCAGGGCATCCTGCCGCCGGCCGAGGCCGACCGCTACACGCGCGCCGAGCGCAACCTGCTGCTCTTCGACGGCATCGCCACGTTCCTCACCGACGCAGGCGGGCGCGTGCTGATCGAGCGCCTGGTGACGACCTACCAGACCAACGCCTTCGGCGTCGAGGACATCAGCTACCTCGACGTGGAGACGCTGCGCACGATCGCCTACATCCGGTACGACGTGCGCTCGCTCATCGCGCTCAAGTATCCGCGCCACAAGCTCGCCAACGACGGCACGCAGTTCGGCGCCGGCCAGGCGATCGTGACGCCGAACGTCATCCGCGCCGAGCTGATCGCGCGCTTCAGGCTGTGGGAAGAGGCCGGTCTCGCCGAGGGGTTCGAGCAGTTCAAGCGCGATCTGATCGTCGAGCGCAACGGCCCCGATCCCAACCGCGTCGACGCGATCATCCCGCCCGACACGATCAACGGGTTCCGCGTGTTCGCGGCCCAGGTGCAGTTCAGACTGTAAGGGGCACTCATGATTCGTCTCGGAAAGGCTTGGATCAAGGTCAACGGCGAGCTGCTCGAATCGATGCCCGCCGCGAAGCTCGACGTCGGCGGCTACGACCGCGACCCCGTTATCGGCGCAACGGTCGTGCTCGGATTTTCGGAGAAGGTGCACCCGGCATCGGTCGAGTGCGAGATCTCAGTCGGGAAGGACACGCGCGTGCTCGACATGAACAAGTGGGTCTCGGAATCGATCACCTTCGAGTGCGACACCGGCCAGGTGTTCGTGATCCGCGACGCGTTCGTGCAGAGCCCGCCGGTGCTCACCGCCGAGGACGGCGGCAAGGTGCCGCTCAAGTTCTTCGGTCCGCCCGCCGAGCAGGTGAACTGATATGGACGCGCGCACCTACACGCTTAAACACCCGATCGAGGTGAAGAACAGGGATGGAGTCGTGGTCGAGACGATCAGCTCGATCACGATGAAGCGCATCCAGGGAAGGCACGCCCGAAGCATCAAGGCGAGCGCCGTGATGCCGATGCTCGTGGAGATGATCGGCTGCTCGGCGGGCCTGCCGCCATCGACGATGGATCTCATGGACTTCGAGGACGTGCTCGCCGCTGCGGAGGTAGGCGCTGATTTTTTCGGCGGTTCGGGCCTGGTGGAGAGACTCTCCAAGTAATTCCATCCAATTGGCGCGAGGTTCTGGCCGACATCGCGTTCACGTTTCACTTTCCGCCGGCCGTGCTCGACCAGCTCTACTGGCACGACCCGGACGGCATGGGCCTGATGGAGTGGCACGAGCAGATCAACAGGATCAATGGCCGGCTCTCTAAAACTTAGCTTCATCATCGAGGCGATCGACCGCGCCACGGCGACGGTGCGCAAGGTGAACGAGCGCATCGACAAGGTCGCCGAGCCGGTGAGGAAGGTGCGCGCTTCGTTCAACGCGCTCCTGCGCGAGAGCCATCTGCCGCGCATGGCGACGCTCGCCCAGGAGGTCTCCAGCCGCTTCGACGGCGTGACCAGGTCCGCGCGCGGGATCGCCGCCGCGGCGCTCATCGTGGCCGGCGCGGGCGCGGCGATGTGGCTGCCGCTCAAGCACGTGATCGACGCCGGCAGCAGGGTCAACGACACCGCGGCGACGCTCGGCGTCTCGGCGCGCCAGTTCCAGCGCATCGCCTACGCGCTCACCCTGGACGGATCGAGCGCCGAGGACGCGGCGATCGGCCTGCGCTTCCTGCAGAAGAACGCCGTCGAGGCAATCACCGGCTCGAAGGAGATGGCGCTGTGGTTCACCCGCGCCGGGATCTCGGCCGACTTCCTGCAGAAAAACCTGCACGACCCGATCGCCTTGACGCACGCCCTTGCCGACGGCATGCAGCGGCTGCCGACGGCGGCGCAGCGCATCGCCGTGATGCAGGCGCTGCTCAGCCGCGGCGGCCCGCGCCTGGCGCAGACGTTCTCGCGCGGCGCGGCCGAGCTGCGCCGCCTGGGCGACGAGGCCGAGGCCCTGGGCGCCGTCATGGACGACAAGACGGTCGCGGCGATGGACGACGCGGGCGACTCGATCACGCGCATGGAGCGCTCGATCGGCGGCCTCTTCAACGCCATCACCGCCGCGGCGTTGCCGGCGGTCGAGCGCATCGTGGGCAACGTCACCCGCTGGGCCGTGGCCAATCGAGCGCTGATCGCCTCGCGCGTGACCGAGTTCGTTGAGCGCTTGATCGAACGGCTGCCCGAGATCGCCAACACCACGCTACGCGTGATCGCCGGCCTGGGCGCGCTGATCGGTATCCTCGATCGCGTCGTGCAGTTCTTCGGCGGGCTCGAGAACGTGCTCGCCCTGGTCGCCGGGCTGATCGTGGGCAAGTTCCTGCTGTCGGTCGCGCTGCTGATTAAGTCGCTCGGCGCGCTGACGCTCGTCACCGGCAAGTTCGGCCTGGTGCTGGCGCTCACGCCGATCGGCTGGTTCATCGGCATCGTCGCCGCCCTGGTCGCGCTCGCCTACGTGATCATCCGCAATTGGGAGCCGATCAGCGAGTTCTTCATCGGCATGTGGGATGCCGTTAAAGGGGCGTTCACCGACGCCTTCGAGTGGATCGCTAACAAGATCGCGGCCGTCACCGAGTTCGTCACCGGCGCTATCACCAGGCTCGACCAGCTCACCCCGGATTGGGTGAAGCGCTTCACGCTGCCCGGCGCGGTGCTCAGCGCGGCGGCGAATGCCGTGCGCTCCAGCCCGGCCGCTGCGCCCTCGGCGCTCGCCACGGCCGGCGCCGGGCGCACCGATGTCGGCGGCGTGATCAGGATCGAGATCGACCAGGAAGGCCGCGCGCGCGTCGCCGGCATGAAGAACAACAATCCCGACGTCGACTTCAACGTCGACGCCGGCCCGATGTTCGTGATGCCGTGAGCTGGCGCGACCAACTGCGGCCGGCATCGTTTCGCGGTGCGGCGTTCTTCGTCCACGCCGCCGATGCCGGCGTCGGCCGGCGCACCGTGGTGCACGAGTACCCGCTGCGCGACGAGCCCTTCGTCGAGGATCTCGGCCGGCGCGCCCGCTCGTTCACCCTGAAAGCCTACGTGCTCGCCACGCCGGCCAACGGCATGAACTACATGCCGGCGCGCGACGCGCTCATAGCGGCCCTGGAACAGCCTGGCAGCGGCGTCCTGGTGCACCCCTACATTGGCGAGCTGAGCGTGTCGTGCGTCGAGGCGTCGTTCGGGGAGACGACCGAGGAAGGCGGCAAGGCGACCTTCATCCTCACCTTCGTCGAATCGGGCGAGGCGATCTTTCCGAGCAGCGCGGCGAACACGGCCGCCGCGGTCGACCAAGCGGCCGACGACGCCATCGCCGCGGCGCAGGCCGATTTCACCGAGGTGTACACGGTCGACGACCTGCCCGAGTTCGTCGCGCTGTCGGCCAAGGATCTCTTCAAGACGGTGAACACCGCGATCGACGAGGTGATCAAGAGCTTCCCGGCGAGCCCCGACGAGCTGGCGAGCTTCGCGCCCGATCTCTTCGCCTTCGCCCAGGGCCTCGACGAGCTGATCCGCAAGCCCATCACGCTCGCCGGCACGCTGGTCGATCTCTACGGCCGCATCGGCACGACGCTCACCAGGCCGATCCACGCCTACTACGCCCTGAAGGCGGTGTGGAAGTTCGGGCTAGACGGCACCAAGTTTGCCGTGCCGAAGAAGCCCAAGACCACGCCGACGCGCATCCAGGACGACCGCAACCAGACGGCGACGCTCGCGCTGACGCAGCGCCTGGCGGTGATCGAGGCGGCGAGGATCGCGACCGACGTCGACTTCACCACGTTCCAGGACGCGGCCACGATCCGCGACGAGCTGGCCGACGAGCTGGACCGGCTTGTGGATGGTGCAGACGACGACGGCGTCTATCAGGCGCTCGCCGACCTGCGCGCGGCATCGGTGCGCGACATCACGGCACGCAGCACGCAGCTCGGGCGCCTGGTGAGCTATACGCCGATCGCCACGCTGCCGGCGGTCGTGATCGCCTACGAGCTGTACGAGGATGCCGGGCGCGACGCCGAGATCGTGGCGCGCAACCGCGTGCGTCACCCAGGCTTCGTGCCTGGCGCCACGCCGATCGAGGTGCTCGCCGATGCCTGACATCCTGCTCACGGTCAACGGCGAGGACTACGGCGGCTGGAAGTCGATGCGCCTCGCGCGGAGCATCGAACAGATCGCCGGCAGCTTCGAGCTGGGCGTCTCGGAGCTGTGGCCGGGGCAGCGCATCACCCGGCAGATCGCGCCCGGCGACGAGTGCACCGTCGCCGTCGACGGCGCGACCGTGATCACCGGCTACGTCGACTCGGTCAATCCCGGCTACGACGAGAACACGCACGAGGTGACGATCGAGGGGCGCGAC